AGATGGAACAGATGGAAAGGATGGTGTTCTTTATCCTAATTTAAGTCCATTCTTTTCTCATGATTTAACAGATATATATAATGCAGAAACTAATCCAAATGGCTATTGGATGGAAAATGGTTCTTCTTATGGATGGACAAAAAATTCTAAATTTACTTTTACTCAACTTGAAGACGGTTGGTTGCATGTTCATATAGATAATAGTTCTGGAACGTCAATTATAAGAAATGATTGTTGCGTTCCCAGATATAATCCTTCTATTAAGAAAGGAACAATGTATACTTTTTTTGCGGAATTTCGCAATAATCAAAGTACAGGAATAGATGCAACCTCAAATTTTTACTTAGTTCAACAAAGTGGTTCGGTACAATTCTGGGGAACAAATACAGCAACAGCTCCTTCTGTAAAACTTGAAGGAATAGGAGGACTTTCTACAAGAGTAATAGATATTCCTTTAGATGGAAGCTATGTATTTTCAAGAGGTACTAAATATTCTGAACCTGATGGTGATTCTTCTCATTGGACTACAGAAGATGCAATGGTTACTTTTACGTTTCGTGCAAATGCAGGTGCGGTAATTGATTATGATATAAGATTGAGTGTTTATGAAGGAGAATACTGGGGTAATTATGTTCCTTATATTATTAGTGACGTAACAGATATAAGAAATTCTGCGGAAACCGCTAATAATAAGATTGATAATCTTGAAATTGGTGGTAGGAACTTACTTAAAACAGAACCGAAAAAATATGTTCCTACAGATTACAGTGCTTATGAATTTACATTAACAGAACCTCTTGAAGCTAATCAGACTTATACAATTCAATTATGGAATGTAGATGTGTCACATTCAGCAAAAACTGAAGACCAATTAGGTATTAATGTTTATTATTGTGGTGGAACTGTGAGATTTGGAACATGGCAAGGAACCAACTATTTCGTAAATGGTCATGCCGATCATTTAATTCTTACATTTACGCCTACAGAAGATGATATAAGTCATTCAAATGTAGTTAATGCAACAACTAAATTTATTAGACTTTATAACTCATATCCTAATACTAGTGGCACAAGAAATATGTCTATTGAAAAATGGAAACTTGAAAAGGGCAATAAAGCAACAGATTGGACTCCCGCCCCTGAGGATATAGAAAATGATATAACCGAAGCTAAAAAGACAGCAACTAATTATATATCATCAGATAATACTGGTATTATGGTTGCAGATTTAGCGGATGGTGAACAACTTCCCGCAAATGCAACAGGTAAAAATGTATTTATTACAGCGGGATATGGAAGTGGAGATACAGCTGTTGATGCAGGTGTTCATATTAGAAATGGACAAGAGGATTTAGCATTTTTTGGTAAAACTGCACAAATAGGTAAAAGTGATCAAGGACATATTATATTGGATAATGATAGTGTTGATATTAAGAATAACAATAATGTGTTAGCGAGTTTTGGGGCTACTAGCGTGATTGGTGACGAAAATGATTGGCATCAAACGATTGCCGCCAATCAAATAACTTTTGCCAAAGGTAATGATATTATAACTTATATATCTCCTGATAAATTATATACAATTAATGCAGAAGTAGCGGACGCTTTTTATATTAGTAATTATTCAATAAGAAATGCATCAGATGGAAAATTAGTAATTGGATTAAGGAGATGATTATATGGCAATAGCAAGTGGAACACAAGGAACATGTAGTTGGAATATAGATGATAATGGGAAATTAATAATTAAACCTACTAGTGGAAGTAGTGGAGATTTACAATTTGACACCTCTTTTGTATATTTACTTTCGAATAAGAAATATCCTTGGTATGACTATAGAAATAATATTACAAGTGTCGTGTTATCTGGATCTATAGCAAATACTTATCGCCCTTTTACTGAAACAACTATTTCAGGCGATTTCCAGTATATGTTTTATAAATGTGATAAAATAACAAATATATCTGGATTAGGTTCAATTGTAGGGGCAACCAATCTGGCGCATATGTTTAACTCCTGTACCTCTTTAAGTTCAATTGATTTAACTTCTTTAGATGTTACAAATGTAACAAATATGAGTTTTATGTTTTATAAAACTGGTCTCACTTCAATAACAGGAATAAAATCTACAAACAAATTAAAAGAAGCATCAAACATGTTCGGTTATTGTAAATCGTTGATTAGTCTAGATTTAACAAATTTAAACACGACAGGTTGTAATTTTAATGATGAAGGATTATATGATATATTTGATAATACTCCACTTTTAGCCACAATTAAACTAGGAAATTATTTTTATATAAAGCCATATTCTCAATATACAAGTGAATATAAAAATGCATCTTCCACAGATATGTATTCAGCTAAAAATCTAACCAATGGTATAGTAATAACATCTGACGAAGTATTCTCAGAATTAACAAATGCTCAACGTGCGGGTACTTGGCAACGCAATGTTTCATTTACATATAGTGTCTCTGCATACCGTTCAACATCTGGCACAGCGGATGAAGATGGTGAAAATGTTTCTTTTAATATTCAATGGGCTACTAGTGCTACCACTACAGATCGTATATTTAGAATATATCAAAAAGAAGCGGGAGCCGTATCTTATCCGTCTTCACCTATTTTAACTCAGAATGTTACGGGAAATTCAGGAAATACTATATTAACAATAAACAATATTGGTGATAATGCATATGATTTTAAAGTTGAATTTTATGATGGGACAGATACTTATTTAGCGTTTCCTTCAATTCAAACGAACATTCGTTTAATTACAATAGATCAAACAGGTAATGTTTGTTTATATTTAAATACATCTGCTTCATCAGGTACAACAGATGCAAAATTATATGACGCTATTGTAGCTCTTAATTGGCAAGGAGACGTATTAGTATAAGGAGGTAAACAGAATGTATCAATTTTATACAGCAGAGATAATTAAAACACAGTCAGGCGAGTTTGAACATGATATCCACTGGTATTGGGATGAAAATGAACACCAAGCACAACTTAAAGGCGAAGCAAAGTTTCACGAGATATTATCAAGGGCGGCAACCTCTGAATACGCAGAACATGCCGCTATCCTTTTTTCATCTAAAGGGAATCGTATTATGGATAAGTGTTATTACCATACAGCGGAGGTGATGGATAATGCTTGATATTAAAAAACTCCTTACAAAGATGTTGAAAAGGATAGCATTCAAGCCCACACAATTATACAACACTCGGACGGATGCAACAAAAGTTGGTACAGCTTGGGAATATCATAAGCACGCTTTTCTCGCAGATTGGGATATGATTGCAATTAGTTTTGTAGTGCATGAACATATTGAAGTGTTTTATATAGTAAGAGGCGATACTCTTGAGAGAGGTCTCACAGACTGGCCTGATGCAGGTAAATTCAGAGGATCATTATATGTTGACTGGGCTAACAACCAGATCGGTATCAGGGCAATAAATGCGGGAACAAACGGGTCGCACTACAATTTAATTCATTATCAAATTATATATGGAATAATCCCACATTAAATAAACATTAATTAAACGAGGTGAATAAACATGGCAAATAATGATAATATTATTTATGCTAAATTTAATCATGGTCGTGAAATAACGACTGATTCACGCTCTCAGTATGCTTATGGGCAGGTGTTAAAAATAAGCGGACTGCACTTGCCCGCTAGTTTTGATGCAGATATTTCAAATAAAGGTGATAAACAAGCAAAAGTTGTAATAGGAACAGACAATGAATTACCAATAGATGATGCGTTCTTCTTGTCAGGTAAAGATGTTATCGTAATGATCAATGTACATGCCGCAGATAAAGATGGACGCACTAAATATATTATCAGGATTCCTGTTGAAAAACGTCCTGAACGTGCGGATATTGAGGTAGAACCTGTTGAACAGGATGCTATATCTGTTGCTATTGCAGCTATGAATGAAGCGGTTGAACAAACATCGGCAAGTGCGGAAAGTGCCGAAAATAGTGCAAATCGTGCTCATGAATCAGCAGTAAATGCAGAAACGTCAGCAACTAGCGCATCTAATTCAGAAGCATTAGTACAGCAATATATGGAGCGTGCAGAGACTGCCGCTGAAAATGCTGAACAATCTGAAACAAAAGCAAAAACTAGTGAAGATAATGCAAAAGCGTCTGAAACACATGCTGAACAAATTGCTACTGAGATCGAACAATATACAGGACGTGCGGAAACCGCTTCTACGAACGCCCAATCTTCTGCTTCAACCGCAACGCAAAAAGCTACTGAGGCATCAGCATCCGCAAGTACTGCTTCAACTAAAGCAAATGAAGCATCAATTTCCGCAACAAACGCACAGAACTTTGCGGATAATGCACAGCAATCTGCTACAGACGCACAAGAATCCGCAAGTTCTGCATCAGCGTCCGCAAGTAGAGCATTAGTAAATGCAGAGAAAACACAAAGTGATAAAGAGATAGTCGAACTTGCTAAGTCTAATGTGCTATCAGCTGTAGGTGAAGCGCAGAATTATGCTACGACCGCACAATCCGCAAGTCAGGCTATTCAAGATATGAATGTGCAAGCAACCACATTAGAATCTGATTCTAATGCTACTGTTGAAAAAAGTGTTGATCCTGTGACTGGCACAGTCACGCTTACTTATGGTATCCCTAAAGGAGTTAAAGGCGAAAAAGGTGACAAAGGAGACCAAGGAATCCAAGGTGAACGTGGAGAAAAAGGCGATAAGGGTGACACTGGATTAAAAGGTGATAAGGGTGACGCTTTTACATATGCCGACTTTACACCTGAACAATTAGCATCTCTTAAAGGTGAAAAAGGAGACAAGGGCGATGCTGCCATTACAGTCGATTCCGTCCCCACACAGGGCAGTACAAATGCTGTACAGAGTGGCGGTGTGTATGAGGCGTTGCAGAACATTGATATTACAACAGATACAACATTAAGTGTATCCGGCAAGCCTGCGGATGCAAAGGTGGTGGGAGACGAATTTTTTTCCGATACAAGCACCGAAACACCTATTGCACTAACTACAACAGTTGGTAACTGGAGGCTTAAAACAGACGGTTATGCGGAGCAAAATGCGTCATACAATCTCAAAAAATATCAGGTAACAGCAGGGGATACCATAAAGGTTGTTTCTGATGATTATTTCCAGTTCCAAACATCTGCAAGCGTACCGACAAGCGGCACTCAAAGCATAGTTGGTGAGACATATACCACGGGCACGTTTACACTTGAAGTTCCTGCTACAGCTACATATTTGATTGTGTCCACGCCAAAAACAAACAGTCAGGCAACTGTTTTTAATTTGGTGGTTGGTGAAAGAGTTAGCAAAATCGGAGCATTAACCGACAGACTTGACGCTATTGATACAGCTACTACATCAGATGTTGGTAAAGTTCTCAAGGCTAAGACCGTCACTAATGGTAAGGTGGCCGAGTGGGAGTTTGGTGATTCTGAAGCGGTTGAGGAATTACAATCTCAGATGCAGACGGTCGTATCTACAAGCTACGATTATTCGGGCAACCTTGCAGATACAACAGGAGCAGTTAAAACAGGGCAGTATACAAATTATGTCGAATTTGATTTGGTAGGGGATGGAACGTATTATTCCAATCCTTATGCCTTGGGTATTAATACAGATAGTAGCGCAAAGTATGAAGTTTACTTATTAGATGCAAACGGTGAAACGATTACTGCCACAAGAACCTCTGACGGAACGACTAAAACAAATATTGGTTTTGATTATTCAAAAATACGTTATACGTTCAATGGTGCAAATGTTACGGTTGCTGTTTATCTGCGGAACGGCAACGTAAATACTTATGAATACACATTGTCTGCAACCCCGGTTAAGGTTAAATATCGCACAAGATGGTGGGATGCGGATAAAGCACAGATTAATGGATTTACATATGGATATTCGTCAGAAACATACGTGCCTTACTCTGCTCCGTCAAAAGTGTATTCACCGAATCCCGATTTTTTGGATGAGATTAAAGACTACTATGTAGCAGACGGATTTATCGACAAAACGTTAAGCATAGAAGAAAGTGCGGCTGACGCTAAAGTGGTGGGAGATGAACTCTATGACCGCAAGGGTGTTTCTTTTGATACCGTAACTGGATGGATAAGGTCAACCAATGGTGCATTAATAACAGACAGTGATTATACCGCAACAGATTATATTCCGGTTACTCCGGGAGAAGTCATAAGGGTTAATCGCCCGTCTCTTATCAAACAGACCGATAATGCGTTTTATGGCGCAACTAAAAGTTATGTGTCTGGACTTACTACACCGCTTAATATTAATGATGTTACAGTTCCGAGTAATGCGTATTATGTACGGTTTTCTGACATGAATAGTGGTATGGTCGGATTCTCGGTTGAACGGACTGGATTGTGGACGCGAATCCGCGATGCTATCACTGAATCAGGGGGTGAATCCGAATACAGAAATCTGATTGAACAGTCAAGATATGGAAGTAAAGTATTAACCTTGCTCCACTTCTCAGACTTGCACATGGACGCTAATACAATGGGGTTCATTAATGCTTTCCGCACAAAATACGCTGAATTTTTGGATGATGTAATCCAGACAGGCGATGTGAGTAACGGATTTTCTAATGACTGGTCTGCGTTGGTATCCCTCGGTCTTGGTGATTGCCTTGGTGTTATCGGTAATCACGAAGCATTAGGTAGTTCCAAAAACTCCGCTACTCAGCAAGAACTGTACGAAAAATACATCGAGCCTTATATCAGCGGATGGAACGTGACACAGCCAACAGGCGTAGATGACAATACGAGTGAACATTACTGCGCTAACTACTACTACAAGGATTATACAAGCGCAACTGTGCGTCTTATTGTCCTCGACACGCAGAAATGGTCATCTGCACAGCTTGCGTGGTTTACCGATGTACTTGCAAGTGCAAGGACAGCAGGATATGCAGTAGTGGTTGCATCACACGTTCTTCCGGGTGCGGTTACTATTACGGATTGCAATTTTTCTGCAAAGTATTCTAACAGTAATAATGTAACTCATGCCTTCCCGACAAGTGATGCTCCTCTTGCGACAGAGGATGCGGTAAGCGCAGTCAATGATTTCATCACGGCAGGTGGTGAATTTACAATCTGGATTGGTGGTCACGAACACGCTGATATTTTCGGTGTGTTTACGAACTATCCTAATGTTACCGCATATATGATTGATAAAGCCTCTATCGAACGTGAAACACCAGGAGCGGCAAGAATACGTGGCGAAAAGAACCAACACGCCTTTAACATCATGTCGATTGCAAGAGACGGAAAACTCATCAAGTTCGTCCGGATTGGGGAAGATGTTGATGGAATGATGAGAGGAAAGCATGTATTCTGCTACAGCTACAACACAAAGACAATCATAAGCCAGTGGTAAGTATGGCTAAGAAAGGACTGATATGCTTACATACTGCTTTGAATCCTCACACGTACCACGCACGCTTGCCAAATGCCGGAAGAATGACCTTGCCGTGGTAGATACGGAAGGACACGAAAAAGCCGTGCGAGAGGCTGTAAGCCGTGGCGTGTGGGTGTACGGATACTTGAACGTAGGGGCGTTGGAAAAACAGCGTCCCTATGCAGAGCCCATCCACTATCAACTCACTCCCCAACAAATCCTTACTCTCAAAGGCACTAACAACGTTTATTCTGATATGAATGGGCAGACAGAAATTAAATATTGGAAACATTAATTTAGGAGGAAATAATTATGACTCAATACTATATCATGGAACTTCAAAAATATGCGGACGGTTCTTACGGTGACATTAAACATATAGCGTATGACGAAGACCCCACAAGAGCAAGACTTAAAGGCGAAAGTAAGTTTTATGAAATTTTATCGGCAGCCGCTGTAAGTGAATTGCCAGTACATGCCGCTATCATGTTTACATCTGAGGGTGTACCTGTGATGAATCAGAGATACGTACATGCGATTCCGCAGGTTGAACCTGAAACACCTGAAGAA